GTTAAGTCATGATGCCCTAGCAATGATGCCTGGTGAGGAGTTTGATGTTGCATTTCCCGACGCAGGGGTGTATACTTATTGGTGCGGTCCCCATAAAGGGGCTGGCATGATAGGCACTGTAACAGTAGAATAATGAAAATCTTTTTAGATACTGCTGATATCTCTGAAATTAAAAAGGCATACAGCACAGGTTTGATTGATGGAGTAACAACAAACCCGACACTGATTTTGAGATCGGGGGATACACTTTATAATGTAGCATCAAGACTACTTAAAGAATGTCCAGACTTTATCAGCGTCTCCACGGAGGTGGTTGCAGAGACAGCTGACGAAATGATTGAGCAAGCAAAAACTTATTTTCCACTAGGTGAAGCAGTTACAATCAAAGTCCCTTGCACTGTTGAGGGACTCAAGGCATGTAAGATCCTTTCGGATCAAGGCGTCAAGGTCAATGTAACTCTCATCTTCTCAGTGGCACAAGCATTGTTGGCAGCAAAGGCAGGGGCAGCATATGTCTCTCCCTTTGTTGGTCGCTGCAATGACAACTCATTTAGTGGAGTTGAGTTGGTCCGTGCAATCGCTAATGCATTTAGCGTGCAAATGATGACCACTGAAATCCTCGCAGCATCACTGCGAGATGTCCACCACGTTTCTCGCTGCTACACATATGGTGCGAGTGTTGTGACTATGCCACCTAAGATCTTCTGGAAGATGTATGACCATGTGTTGACTGATGCGGGACTCGATCTTTTCCAAAAAGACTGGGAATCTGCTAATGCAAACACTTAATAAATTCGCAATCGCGATAAGTATCGGTATCCTTGACTTCCTCTATGAGGGTAGGGATTACCAACGTTTCTGGGTGCTTGAAGAAATTGCTCGCGCACCCTATTTTGCTTTCCTAAGTGTGTTACATCTTCGTGAAAGCATGGGACTTCGTGGTCCTGACCATCTATATTTGATGAAGCAGCACTTCGAGCAGAGCGTCAATGAGACTGAACATCTGGAGTATATGGAGAGTAAGCACGGTAATCGTTATTGGATCGATCGCTTTGTTGCCCGACACCTCGTACTCCTATATTATTGGATCAACGTGGCTTATTACTGGTTGGCTCCTCGCGCTGCATACCATCTGTCATATGAAATAGAAATCCATGCTGCAACTACATACGGTAAGTATATTGCAAAGAATGGAAAGGATGAAAAAATCCTTGAGATCCTAAACGACGAATTGCACCACTCAACAGAATTGAAAGAAGCTATGGAGATGATTAAATGAAAGTAGGACTTATCGGTCTCGGACGTATGGGTGAGGGTATGTCTCGCCGTATGATGGCAGCAGGTCATGAAGTCTGGGGATATCGTCGCAACCTAAAGAAAGCAGAAGAGGCATACGCAAAAGGGTATGTCAGTGGCATTGCTTATGGACTGCAGCAACTGTCTGAGGTAGTGCATAGAGGGACTTCCATTTATGGAGAGAAGTCTGGAGAGACTGTCTATAAACCAGCAGTTTTTATGATGGTTATTCCAGCAGAATTAGTCGAGGACACACTCAATGAGTTACTACAGTTTTGTAACGAGGGAGATATTATTGTTGATCATGGCAATAGTAATTTTAAGGATAGCAGGAGGAGGGCAGAGCGTCTTTCTAAACTGGGTATCCAATACATTGACTGTGGCACTAGCGGTGGTGTTTACGGTTTGGAGCGTGGATACTGTCTTATGGTTGGCGGTACAGATACTGCAGTATCCGTCTGCTCTCCACTCTTTAATGCACTCGCACCAGGAATTGCTGCTGCCCCAAGGACACGCGATGGCGACTTCGTTAGGCAGTCTGAGTTAGGATGGTTGAGATGTGGTGGTCCTGGTGCAGGACACTTCACTAAGATGGTCCACAATGGTGTTGAATATGGCATTATGCAAGCATATGCAGAGGGTTTTAATATCCTTAAAGAGGCAAATGCAGGAAGAGCTTATGTTGCTGAGGGTGATGCCGAGGTGGCTCCCATGGAATGCCCCGAGGATTATTGTTACGACATTGATGTACCTGAGGTTGCTGAGCTATGGCGTCGCGGCAGCGTGGTTGGGTCTTGGTTACTTGATCTTAGTGCGGATGTATTATACGGCAATAGTGAGCTTGATAAGTTTGACGGCGGTGTCTCCGATAGTGGGGAAGGTCGTTGGACTGTGCATACCGCTGTGGACCTTGGGGTACCCGCTCCTGTATTATCTGCAGCGTTATATGAAAGATTCTCTTCCCGTGGTCTAGGGAAGTATGCAAATAAAATCCTTAACGGGATGCGTTACATGTTTGGAGGACACAACGTACGATGAAAACAACTGAAAACAATCAACAACTACTAGAAAGATTCTCTAAGAGAATCAAACAACTCTCAGAAGAGCAAGGTAAACTTGATGAATCATATGAGAGGTGGTTGGAATTAGATAGACAACTCACTCGTCTAGAGGGGTCTGTCCAAGCGATTGAATATCTGGAGTATGGTAAACTCCCTAATGATGGTCAGCACACTGGCATGGAGGATCATGCACCTAGGTGACTTCTTACTTTGGATCTCAATACCCTTTGTATGTGCCACCATCACATTTGGAAGACTTAAAGGCGAAAATAACTATTACGAAACTGACAAATATGACGGAAACGGCACCGCTCACTAGGGGCATTGTTATCTTCGGAGCAACGGGAGACCTATGCAAGAAGAAACTAATCCCCGCACTTTATAAACTCTGGCAGAAGGAATTACTGCCAGTGAATTTTCTTATCACTGGAAGTGCTAGGAGAGAGCCTACTACACAGATGTGGAAGGAATCTCTTGGTGACTATCCAGATGATTTTTTACAGAATTTAGACTACCAATGTGCTGATCTGGAGAATGTAGAGTCTCTTAAGAATCTCCCAGCATACATTGATGACATGACATATTTCCTCTCAGTCCCACCTGAGAGATATGAATCAGCAATTCAAAATCTAAAGGAGGCAGGTTGCCTTGAAGACCCAGAAAGATCCAGAGTGGTTATTGAGAAACCTTTTGGGACCGATTATAAATCTGCTCATCATCTACAGTCTGTGGTGGAGCGACATCTACGCGAAAAACAAGTTTATCGCATTGACCATTATCTCGGCAAAGATACTGTTAATAACATTATCACCACTCGCTTTGGTAATATTCTACTGGAGCCGCTATGGAATAGGGACTATGTAGAAGAGATTCAGATCTTTGCATCCGAGACAATCGGATGTGAGGGCAGATCACAATACTATGAAACCGCAGGTGCAGTAAGGGACATGCTGCAAAACCATATCCTGCAAGTGTTGGCACTCATTGCCATGGAGCCACCTGTCAAAATGAATGCTAGGGAACTCAGACGTGAGAAGACAAAACTATTGTCCGCAACTAGACTTTCCACAGACATTATCTTAGGGCAATATGAATCCTATAAATCTGAAGACGGTGTTGATCCTAGGAGTCACACTCCTACCTATTGTGCTGGCACTCTATTCATCGATAACTGGCGTTGGTCGGGAGTACCTTTTCGTGTCATGACAGGTAAGCAACTACCCTATGCATGTGTTGAGGTAGTTGTTAAACTCAAGACACCTACTATTCAACTATACGAGGGGGAGCATGGAGATCGCATTGTCATTAGGCTTCAGCCTAATCCTCATCTTGATATTCGCATGGATATGAAGACGCCAGGTTTGACAGATCTGGTTGAGCACGCTACACTCACCTATGATTACCCTCAAGAAAGGGCGATTGATGGTTATGAGAAACTGCTCTACGATGCTATCGAAGGAGATCAAAGTCATTTTATCCATGCTGATGAAGTCATGGAGTCATGGCGTATCGTTGATGACCTTCTTTGCACTGGTGACGCTTGTCCTATTCGCACAACCCCTTATCTCTACAAAGGAGGATGGGGTCCACAACACAAAGTAGATTTCATTACTAACTGGGATTATCCACAATGACCTTCTTCCATGTTGCAGGACACTTTGCTGCTTGGTTACTAAATACTTGGTGGACCATGGCTATCTTAGGATGGTCTTTGGTCTTTGTCCCTATTATAGGGATGTGGGCGGTCCACAAATATCAATGGCAACATTGGGAACCATTCACTAAAAAACATGGATCAAGAGAGCAATGAAGAAAGTAGTTTTGGATATCAATGGACCATAGAAGATATATATCTTTTATACCATTGTGTATGCGAAACTATCAGACTATGGCCAGGCGCACCTGCACGTCCCTATGAAGAGCAGGAGCACCTTAGAATACTAAGAGACGAACTATATAAAGGAGTGTTAGACTACAAGTTTCACCACATGGATGTTGATGAAAAATGAGTGCAAAACTTCTCCTATGTCTAGCACCTCTTGGTATAATTTTTATTATAATGAAAGTTGCTGTTTGGTTGAGTGCCGTTAATGAGGAATCTAATTATGTCATTAGAGAACCTTTACGAAAGCGAGGACCCTTCGTGGCAAATCCATATGAGGATGTTGACCAAGAGGAAGAGGAATATGGAGATCGCACAGACTATAGATAAAGCACTCAAGGAGTGGTATGGTGAAAGGGGACTTGATGTTCCTCAGTGGAAGCAGTGTAGGAATCCACAATGGTGGACTGACTACCTTAAAGAATTAGGAATTGATCCTCAAAACCCATGAAATTTAATCTGTTTACCTTTAAGAAGACTTGGGGTGGAAATGAAAACTGGTATACCAAATCGAAAGATTGGGCAAGAAACCAGAAGTATCCCCTCAATCAAATTGCTAAAGCATTCATTGAATGGTTGTGGCAACAATGGGTAGAAGCAAAGGTAGAGCAGGAGATGGAAAAAGTTGATCAGCAAGTAGAAGAGATCCAAAAGAAATGGGATGAAGAGATACCTGATCCTTGGGAGACTGTCTACAAATCAACACCATCTGAAGTAGAAGGTCTAGATAACATTAGTATTTCTTGGAGTCCTCGTGAATCTGATACTAAGACCCCTGAATGATTACAACGATCCAACGTGGAGTGTGATCATTGCCCTCATGATACTCCTTGCAGGAGTATTCTATGTGATCGTCTATATACTAGGTATAGATGAGCGAGAAGCACATGGGAGCCATGACACCCCCGAGCAGGAAGAGCTGCTACACATTCAGAGTGACGGAGATCAATCGTGTTCTTGACGGCGATACTATTGATGTCACCATTGATCTTGGGTTTGACTTATACAAGAAAGAAAGAGTTAGAGTTGCAGGCGTTGATACGCCAGAAAAACGGACGAGGAATCTCGAAGAAAAGGAGTTAGGTATTCATGCAACCAACTGGCTCAAAGAAAAACTCGAAGGGGCTATTTCTGGCGATGATGATCTTGTTATCAGGACTGAACTTGTTGGGGGTGTTGGTAAATATGGGCGTCTTCTTGGCTGGCTTTACATTGGGGACGGAGACGTGTCTCTTAACGAAGCAATGATTGAAGAAGGTTACGCTTGGGCATATGATGGAGGCACCAAACAAAAAGACTTTGAAGAATTAAGAGAGATCAGGAGGGCGCACGGAACGTTGGTGTAATGGATATAATTAAGTATGATCAAGTGATGGTGATTGATGACCTCTTCACATCAGAAGCGGTGGAGATGATGGATACATATTTCACTTACTTTGACGGATGGCAACTCATTTTTGATGATAGTCCAGACGACAACTTATCAACCTTCTCCCTAGGGAGAGCAATCGACTACCCCAACTATGGGGAGTTTGATTATTTCTGTAAAAACCATGCATTTCAACGCGCTGGGATTCCCATTCCTGCATTTCATAGAGTCGTTTACAATGCTTTCCGTTTTGGTGATAGTCCTGCTATCCACTGTGACGGAGAAGCTCTAGACGCAATTAGTTTCCTTGTTTACTGTAACAAGGAATGGAAACCTGAGTGGGGCGGTGAGACCGTCTTCATGAATGGTGACCGAATCACAGATACAGTCATTCCAAAACCAGGAAGGGTTGTAGTATTTCCAGGACTTGTCCCACACGGGGGCAAAGCACCAACAAAACATTGTCCTGTCGCTGCTAGGTATAGTGCAGTCTTTCAATACTGTCCTGGTCAGGAAGATATTGTAGAAGCACACGCAGCGGTGCAAGAAAAAAACAGGAGACCATTCCCGTATGAGCCAAAATGACATCTATCTAGGTAATCCTAACCTAAAGAGAGCTAACGTCGCACAGAATTTCACCGATGAGCAGGTGGCAGAGTTTATCAAGTGCTCGGAGGATCCTGTCTACTTCATTAAAAACTACATCCAGATTATCTCACTGGACCGTGGTTTGATTCCATTTGAGTTGTACGACTTCCAGTCGGACATGGTGAATAAGTTTCACGAGAATAGATTCAACATTGCAAAACTGCCTAGGCAGTCTGGAAAGTCAACAGTTGTTACAGCATACTTGCTTTGGTATTGCCTCTTCAACGATAATGTCAACATTGCCATCCTTGCTAACAAGGCAGCGACGGCACGAGAGATGCTACAACGTTTGCAACTATCATATGAAAACCTCCCCAACTGGCTCCAACAAGGAGTCGTCAACTGGAACCGAGGCAGTCTCGAATTGGAAAACGGAAGCAAAATCATGGCTGCTTCTACTTCAGCTTCTGCTGTCA